AGCTTCAGCACCACGGTGCGGCCGCCCTGCGCCAGCTAAGAGGACTCGGTGGCAGAGGAAAACGGCGAGCAGACGTTCGTCCGAATCACGAACGCGATGATTTGGACGAAGCTGAACGAAATCGAAGATAGGCTAGATGACCTGCGGGACTATCCGCAGGTAAAGAAGAGTGTGCGCACGCTAGAGCTGAAGTTCTACGGCATCCTAGCTGGGCTCATCAGCGCGGTTGTAGCACTGGGTGTGCTACTGCCCAAGATTGGAGGGGCGTAATGGAAAAGGTACTATACGCCGCGCTTGTTGCCGGGCTGGCGTGGGTAATCGGAGCTGCCGGATTCGGAGCCTTGGTGCTACAGCGCCTGGCTGTGCTCACCGACAGTAAGACTAACAGGCGGCACTACATCCGGCGGGCTCTATTCAAGGGCGCGTACGCGATGACAAGCGCTGTCCTGCTCTTCCGTGTTATCGTACTTGGCGCGGCTGACCCCACGATTTGGGCGTGGCTGTACCTGGGGGGATTGGGGCTCGCTGGATACGCGGCAACCGGGCTAGCGGTCGAGGCAGCTGGAGAGCTGGCAGAAGTAGAGGCATGGCAGGAGAAACACCGGCCCGGTGAGTCTGCTCCGCACGTGCCAGAAGCAGAACATCAGGAGGAGACAGATGAAGGAGAAGCTTAAGAGGTGGCTGGGCATCGCTCGGCCGGGCGGCCTGGACGACTTCGCCGTACGTACCGCCAAGACGGCGGTCGCGGTGTTCCTGGCACAGCCGTTCGTCCCACTGCTACAGGGTGGGACATTCGACCCCAACCTGGCACGAGCAGCAGCTATGGCTGCAGCTGCCGCTGTGGTTGGTGCAGTCATCAACGGCGTGATTGTCGCGCTGGCGAAATTCGCCAACTCGTAATCACGGGAAGGGGGTGAAGGATGGGCGTTAAGTCCTTCCTGTTCCTTGTAGCCGCAGTGGCGGCGGGTATCCTGGTCGCTGACCTGGTACACACATTCGTACACTTCGGCTAAGACCTGCGCGTTCCTCCCCGCGCAGCAGAAAGGCCGGGCCGTAAGGCCCGGCCTTTCGTTTGCCCGCCCCTGGTACGACTTAGCGCTTGGTCGGGCGCGTGACATAAAGCATCACGCTACCCAGCAAGACCAGGAACAGACCGATGCCGAGGAGCACAGACTCCAATGCCGTCAGCCCCGTCACCGGCACTCCGCCCCGAGGAGCGAACGAGCGGCCCGCAACGTTGCCGCCGTCGTGGTCCTTCGGCGGCTTGGTGCCATGACCCGGCGGAACGGTCTCGTCCGACGGCGGCTGCACGACGCAGCCATCGCCCTGAACCTGCGTGCCGGTCGGGCACGGGGGCTCGGTGGTGTCCTCCGGTGGACACGGGTGGTTCTCGTCCACGACGAAGTCAACGCGGCCGTCGAAGTTGTGCTTCGGCAGCCCGGTCTCCTCGTCGATATGGACCGACGGGTTCGCCGTCGTGATGATGCTGTACCCGGCATGCGTGTTCCCGCCCGTGGCGGAAGCGACCGGGTGACAGATGGTGGTCTTCTCCTGACCATGGCCGTTGCCTGCCATCGCAGGACCAACGCCAAACATCACGGCAGCGGCCGTAGCAACGGCTACCGCAATCCTTCGTACCATTTCCTGTCCTCCCTTTCCATCTCCCGGACGAGCTGCCGGGCCAGCTTCCGCCCCAGCTGGGGCTGCTCGAAGGTTCGAGCGGGGATGCGCGAGAGCGCCTGTGCGATGCCCTGCTCCATCCGCTTGCGCACACGTCGTGGCTGCGACATGATGATAGGCCACTCCGGCTGCTGGATGACCCAGTTACCGAGGTGGTCGAAGAACCTCACGAGCGCCAGCTCAGCCTCGTGGGCGGTATCAATCTTCGACATCGAGCCCTAGCTCCTCATGCTGTTGCACCAGCTGCCGGAGGATGTACATGGCTCCGTCCGGGCCGATAGCAGCCGGGAACTCCATCGACATCTTGTACACCACGTCTTCGTCCGGCCGCTCCTGTGCATCCCGCACCAAGTCCTCTGAGTTGAGGATGGTGATGGTAATGGTCAGTGGCTCCATGTTACTCCCTTCAGCATCGCGTCCATCTCAGCATCGTGCTTCTTCCACTTGCGAGGCAGGCGGCGCAGCGCCTGCTCGGCCTTGCGCTCGGCTGCTGCTTCCTTCGCCTTCTTTACCTTTTGACGATTAAGCCCGCGACGCGTGTTCAGCTTTACCTTTCGGCGCCGTTCCTTGTAAACCGGAGCGTAGTTAACCACGGACGCCCCGCCCCACCATGTAGTTCATCAACCCCAGCTGCAGCCGGTTCTCCAGCTGTGCCAGGGTGCCGTCGTTCAGCACCGTGAACTCGTGGCCGAGGTCATCCACCTGCGACTCGCTCGGGTGCGAAGGGTCCACGCCGTTCTCGAACCCAGGACGCACCACGCGGACGACGATGCCGCCCATCTCGCGCACCGCGTCGGCCTCATTGGGAAAGCGCACGTCGGAAAACACGACCGGGTGGCCATACTCCACGTCCTGCCACGCCCGCTTCATCACGGCGTCCACCCACACATCGGGGCCAAGCACGTGACGTGCCTGCGTACCCAACTCCTGCAGGAACCGGCGTACCTCTGTGTCCTTCTTCGCCTCTTCCCAGCCGTACCGGTCTACGATTTCCTGTAGTCGAAGGTCCTCCGAACCTAGGCTAACGTCCAGGATGGGGTTGACCCGGTAAGCCAAATCCTTTAGAGCTGCCGCGAACGAGTAGCGCCTATAGCCCTCACGCTCGAAGATGCCCGCGATGGTGTCCTTGCCGTGCTGTGCCCGATAATCGGCCAGTGATTCCGACTGCCATCAGTCTAGACACTGACCACCTCACCCCCTTCTAGGTACGCGACTGCCGCCCGTAGGAGGTCAGGGTCGTCATTGAAACCACCTAGCGCGAGGTTGTGCCTTGCGCATAGAGGGCCGCGTACCGCGCCCGTCTGGTGGTCATGGTCCAGTGTTTCGCTTACCCCGCCGCAGATACCGCACGGCTGAGACATCAGCTGGTTATACTCCTCCTCTTCGATACCGTACTTCCGCCGGATATCATCTCGCCGCTGCTGCGCCCGACTACGCTCAGGGTTACGAGCACGCCAAGAGCGCTGACGGCAAGCTTGTGAGCAGAACCGCTGAGGAGAGCCCCATCGCTGATTCACAGCTGGGCCACCACAACTCTCGCAGCCGGTTACACCTACTGCCCACAGTTTCATGCTAGTACGTCTGCCTTCCTGTAGTTGTCCACTGGCATCATCTCGTCGATGAGCATGAGAGCGTGCCGCCAGTTGCCTGCTCGGCGTGCGCCGATGCTCGATGCCGTGAAGCCCAAGTTATGCGGACGCGTGAACAGAATGGCCATGCGTCCGTCATCGGTGAAGTCCTTGCAGTTGTCCGGCTTGTCATCGATGAGCAGGTCCGCGTTCGTCACCCACGTCTTGTTCATCGCCGGTCGGGCCGGGCCGATGATGAGAGCGTCGTACCATGGATTCCATCGGGATAGCCAGAGGTTCAGCCCCTTGCGCGCCCAGTCTGGCTTGGCCGTGACCAGCTCGATGCGGTACCCCTTCTGGTGCAGGACACGCAGCGCGCCCATAGCGCCGTCGATGGCATCAGCCTTGGCCCACAGCCAGTCGCGCTCCTCCCACCAGGCCCACCAGTCCTCACCGAGGATGGGGTCCAACAGTTCGTTGAGGTTCCACGACGTGATATCGGCCGACGTCAGCTTGGCATCATACTCTTTGTTCACGGTCTGGATGACGCGCCCGCCGAAGTCCAACAGTACGTCGTCCACGTCAACCGCGATGGTCGGTCCGAGGTTCACCCTACTCCACCTCTTCCACTGAGATAATAGTCTCGGAGACCTCGTCTCCGATATCTCCACCGAGGTACCAGTCTTTGAACAAACCAAAGCGGCCGTGCTCTTTGAGCCCATCTGCTAGGGCCTTGACTGGGATGTCGCCGAGGTCAACCTTGATGATGGTCTCGGTCGTCAACTTCAGAATCTTTTTTGTGTCGGCCATATCCGTCCCTCCGCTAGGCAATCATTGCACAAGTTCCTCATCCCTTTCGGTCGATGAGTCACTAGGTCCATCCCTCCGGTCCCGACCGTCCTCCACTGCGGAAGATGGCCGTACCTCACGAGGTGAATCAGACTGCGCATTCTTCTCCTCCATCCGTAGTGAGTCTGCGTAAGGTGAGACCAGCTCGACCCCTCGTTCTTCCCGATGTGTGCCGGGTCGATTCTTCAGCAGCTGCAGAAACGTGGAGTCACGGTACTTCCGTACCATGGCCACCCGCTCGTACCACTCATCTTCGTTGAAGTCTTTGCCGAGGGCCGTCTTCGCCGCGTCCATGCTCATGTTCCCGATGGGGTCCATGGCCGGGCGGTACGACCCGAACACGATATCAGCCTCAGCCTCGCCACCGTACGCCAGCTGCGTGAGCGTCACCGGGACGTGGCCTGCGTTCTTGTTGTTCACGTTGCCGTACTCGTCGGTGCGGTTCAGCTGGTGCAACGCCACCACCGACACCCCCTTGTCCGTGGACCAGATGGCCAGCTCTTCGGCCATCCGAGGGATGCGCTGGTTGTCGTTCCACCCGTACTCCTGACCCCTGGCCATCTTCGCCAAGTAGTCGATGAACACGATGGCCGGTGGTTCGCCGTCCCCCGTCGCCGCCATCTCCACCAGACTCTGGATATGGTCGATGGTGGGCCGGACTCCGGTGAAGAGCCACAGCCTGTTGCGGTAGTCCCGCTTCCACGCGGCGCGCAACTCCATGCCCGCGGGCTCGAACCAGACCTCCTCGACCCAATCCCGAGAGCGGCCGCTGACGACGGACATCAAAGACACTGCGTACTGCCAGGGCTGCTCATCGAGGCCCACGAGTGCTACGGGAATATTGGCCTCCGCCATGGATACCATCATGTTCGCAATGATGGTGCTCTTCCGCGTACCCGTGCGGCCTCCGAGCAGTGCGAACGTACCAGGGAGCATCCCGCCCCGACGGAGCAGCAGGTCTATACCCGCGAACCCCGTCGGGACAGAAGGCCGGGAGTCCTTGACGGACTCGGTCACCAGGTCAAGCTGCTGACCGGCGTCGTGCAGTCGTAGACTCCCTGTCATCTTAGCGGCCTTGGTCCGCCCTTATGCAGATGCCAGAGGTAGAGCGCGTAGATTGTCACCACGGCAACAAGGAAAACTACCCATGCGATGCACGCGGCGATGGCCTGCACATCGCCCTTCATCTTACTCGATGCCTCGGTCCGCCGCAACGACCCGCGCTGGAGCCTTGACCGGCTCGTAACTGTAGTCGTCGCTGATGAGCCAGCTGATGTAGTCAGCACCGCTGCGCTCGCCATTACCGTAGCCGTAATCATCCTCGGCCGTGGCCACGTCCATATCCGCAAGCTCGCCCAGGGTCACGCCCTCGAACGCGCCCTTGTTCAGGACGAACGCCTCAGCCTCGGCCAGCGAGTAGTTCTTCACGCGGCCGTTGGTCTTACCAGCCCTACCACTGGTCTTTCGACCACGCGAACCACCACTCGACTTCGCCGGTGCCGGGCTCGCCGCCTCGGCCTCCCGCTCACGTGCGAGCGTTGCATTGTCGGCCTCGACCGCTTCGAGAAGCGCACTCTGCGCCTTCTCGAAAATCTCATCGAAGAACTCAACTCCCTGGACCGATGCCACCAACGCAGCGGCGTTAACCGCCGTCTGCGTGGCACTGGTCGTAAGCTGCTGAAATGCCATGTTACCCTCACCTTTCTCGGGGGCGCCTCATCGGATATTTCCGCCCCTCACTCTAACACCCGACTGCACACCGAACACTTGTTCGAGTCAGCGTAGGACTCCTATAAAAACCGCCTAGAGCGGCCGGGAGGCTACTTACCCTATCTTGCCGACGGTCGCTCTAGGCGACCTCTTACACTCTAACATCCCCGTGTACACCGAACGGCATATCTGGTGCTTGTGATGAATCGAACATACGTTCGGTATACGTTGGAGTGTTAGAGTAGGATGACGATTCAGAGACCGAAGGATAAAGGAACCGGTGGCGAGCGCCAGCTGAAGCGGCGCATCGTGGACTTCCTCGTGAATACGGGGGGCGCTGACCGTACCTTGGCCGAGAACGTGGTGGAGAGTATGCCCGCCGGGTGGTCGTACGATGTGCGTGTGCAGATGCCGGGTGGCCCAGTGGTGGAGGTGCTAGCTGGCCGCGCGGACCGCGAGGATTGGCTGGTCACGCTGCGCCTCGATGACTTCCTGGAACTGTGGTACGCCGGACAGTATCCACCGGCCCTGAATATCGAGAGCAAGAGGCTGGCTCGTATCTCTTGGCACGCAATCTTTGAGAAGAAATTTGGGAGGAAGAAGTGATGGTCGGACTCACGGTTCAGCTGACCGAGCGGGAGGTCGAGTACCTGTTGGCGTTCAAGCACCTGCGCGCTGCTGAGCGGCTGTCGGCGGGCGAGAAGCAGACGGCAGAGTTCGACTTCCTTCCGCCCGATGTTGAGACCCGCATCATCGAAGCCGTGATGGAAGAACTGGTCGAGGCGACCGTCCGCATCTAGCGTGAAGGAGGAGGACCAGTGGAACTTCGTAAGCCAACCGGAGCACAACTGCAGTCGCTCGTCGGCAACCCCAATGTGTATGCACTGCAGCATAAGGACGGCAGCTGGCATCCGGTCCGGGAGCGCCTGACTCCGGCCGTCATCGCTAAGCACCGCCGGGGCGACATCACCGTGGGTACCTACCTCATCAACCCGCCTGACCAGGCGCGGACCCTGGTGTTCGACATCGACCAGGAGGATGAGGCAGAGGCACAGCGGCAGCTTCAGGCGGTCACCGCCGTACTCATCGACATCAATCGAACACGCGGTGGTAACGACAAGTTGGAATGGACAACAGAATGGAGCGGCCGGAGGGGCTGGCATATCTGGCTCACGGCGTCGGAGTACATCGACGCCGAGGTGCTGTACCGATTCGGTCGTGGCGTGGTCGCTGAGGTGGGCGAGAACATCGAGGTCTACCCGAAGCAGACCAGCGTCCGGGACCTGGGCAACCTGGTGAAGCTGCCGGGTGGTAAGCACCAGGTGACCGGCAAGGCCAACGACGTGCTCGGGGAGTTCGGCGCTCCGAACGACCCGGAGATGCTGCACTACCTGGCTGGGCTGTACCCGGAGGTGGGCGTGCGCAGTCGGAAGGGCGACGCGCCGGAGACCATCGAGTACCCGTGCGTGCATGACATTCAAGAGGGGGTCACGCACAACCGGAACATCCACCTCTTCCAGCTAGCCACGCACCTGCGTCGCTGGTCCATCTCGGACGAGAACGTGCGCCTCATCGTGGAGCGGGCGAACGCCGCTGGCGACCCGCTCCCGCAGGCAGAGGTGGACGCCATCATCGAGAACAGCCGGTACTCCGGTCCTGTCTGCGGGCAGCTCGATGACGACAAGCACTGCGGAGAGCAGTGCATCTTGGCCCGGAAGAAAGGGCTGCACACCAGGGTTGGTTCACTGAAGTGGGCTGCCGTGGGCGAGAATGTCGTGGTCGAGGTGGAGAGCCGGACCGACGACGGGAGGGTCTTGGAGGTCTCACACCCTGACGCAGTGCAGGGCCGAGTCCACCTGAAGGACCCGGGGAGGAACCGTGGCGAGTGAGGTGACGGTCCGGCTGCGCCTGGGAGGGTTACCACCGGACGAGACGTACTTGGAGATGGACCTCCTGGGCGTGCTCGAAGACCTGGAGTACCCCATCGAGGATGTCGAGGTTGTGTCAGTGGAGGAAGTATGATGAAGTACCGACTGCGTAGCATCAGGTTCAAAGACGGCAAGATGGAGACCGAAGAGAATCACGAATGGGAGTTCGCTGCCGTCGTGGCGGGGCCTTCCGTCGCTTCAGGTATCACGTACGTGCTGGTGCTGGAGGTGCTGCGCTGATGCTAGTCGGTCTAGTGGACCCGAGTCACGCGACGCAGCGCAAGCTGGCACAGGGTCAGCTGCCGCCGTGGTACTCCATCGCAGAGCTGGAGGGCATCGCGCTAGAACAGGGGCCGAAGTGGTCGCCCTGGACGTACGAGATGATTGAGGCAGTGGTCGGCGAGTACCAGGAGCGGGGGCAGAACATCTCCGTGACGGCGCTCAATGCCAGCTGCCCGAGGGGGCTGGTCCTGGAGCGGATGGTGGACCACGTGCAGTCGCTCGACAGTTTGTACGCAGCACTGCGGGGGACGATGGTTCACCGTACGCTAGAGGGCTACGCCCGGCCGGATGGAATTGCCGAGGCGCGGTTCTTCACTGAGGTGGACGGCATAGAAATCAGCGGGTCACCTGACCTGCTGACCATCGACACCATCTACGACTACAAGGTGACAGAGACCCCGCCGTCGTTTGGCTATCCGTACCGGTCGCATACCAAGCAGCTGATGTACGGTGCGTTCATCGCGCGTCATGCGCATCGATGGGAGACGCCCGAGGCGTACCAGGTTAGCGGGCTTCCGTTCGACCCGGTGGACAACCCGGTGACGCAGGCGGTTGTGGTCTATCTCGGACCGAAGGGGCCGAAGCAGATTCTGGTCCAGCGGAAGGAAGAATTCATCACTCCAACCGGCGCGAAGAAAGAGGGCAAGCGGCCGTACGTATGGGACGATGACCGGGTGCTCGACGGCAACGGCAAGCGGCCGGATGACGAGGACTACGACCCGGGGCTGCGCCGTCGGCTACACCAGCTGACCGAGGCGTTCGGCATCTATCCGGCGTTCAACCCGGAGTGGGTCGAAGACTGGGGAGGCACGGCCGATTGGCAGTGTCCTGGTCCGCCCCGTTGCAAGCTGCCGAACTGCCTCGCGAAGCGACGGCCTGAAATGTACGTATGGGAAAGTCCCCGATGATTAGGGTAACGGTCGAGCTGCCGGGCAGGGTTGAGGCTGTGTATGAAATCGTGAATCGAGCCCACGTGGGCGACGATATCTACTACTACACCGTAACCCGAGATTTCGATGGCAAGCAGACCACGGCTGGGTTCAGTCACCGACGTGGTGATGGGTTTGAGGAGTGTGTGCGCATCGCTATGGAGGCAACCCGATGATGGTGCCGGTAATCGTTACGTGGCGTGACGCATACTTCGACTTTGAGCGGAGCGGCGGCATCGATGAGCGGGATGACTACCTCGTGGAGACTATGGGGTGGGCCGACCCATCGGAGGCAGGGCCGTTCCTCAGCATCGTCGCCGAGCGGCTGCCGAGTGAAGACGGCGAGCGAGCCGTGACGCACATCCCGGTCGAGAGCGTGGTCCGAGTCTACGAGTTGTCGCAGGGGCTCGACTGGTTTACACTGGATGGGTGGACCCGGTCGCACGAAGCAGGCGACCGAGTGCGCGAAATCCCCGGCGGATTCGTGCAGGAGTATTGATGGACAAGCTGTTCCTCGACATCGAGACTAACGGCACCGACGGCAGGACGGGAGACCTCCTGCTGGTTGGCTACGCCCTCAACGACGGTCCGGTGGAACAGCTCATGCCCGGCGACTGGGGCGCACCGACCGAGCCGTTCATCGACCTGGTCAACACGCTGAAAGACCCGAACGTGGGGACGGTGTCACACTCCATCTTCGATGAAGACTTCCAGCTGAAGTGGGGCGTGTCCGTGAACGGGCCGGTCTATGATACGAAGGTCATGGCGTGGGTTCTGAACGAGAACACGCCGCTCGACATCGACTGGCTAGCCCACCGATATGCGAATATCAACATGGACAAGCGGCTAGTCCGTAGCGGCGGGCATATCTACTTCCGTGCCGACGACGACCAACTGTACGACCTCGCCGAGTGGCGGGAGTGGGCGCAGCCGATGTTCGACTCGGAGGTGTGGGCGCAGTTCGAGGCGTACAACATCCGGGATGTGGAGGCACTGCGCAAGCTGTACGATGAGCTGCACTTCCGGCTGGAAGAGTCGCAGTGGATTCCGTACTGGGAGCGGGAGGAGGTACCCTACACTCGGGTGTTGTTGGACATGCAGCAACGGGGCATGCCCATCGACCTCGAAGCTACGGCCGTGCTGGCCGAGCAAGAGGCTGAGGTTAAAGACCGTACCGAGCGGGAGCTGAAGGACGAGGCCGGGCTGCCTGAGTCGTTCAACCTGAACAGCCAGGTCCAGCTCAACGCGTACCTGTTCGGGCGGGTGGCCAAGCTGTACGACGAGCTGCGCCTCGGGGCCGATGCCGTGGCCTGCGTGAAGTCCTGCCTCGACGGGGAGCACGAGGATTGTGACCCCGGTGACCCGCCAGGCGGACCGTCCGGCCCGGCGACGGCACCGCCGGATAGCTCCTGGCACGGGCCGATACATATTGTGGACCTACTGCCCGAGAACTTCACCATCGAGAAGGTCGGGCGTGAGGTCATCCACGGGTACTACACCGTGAAGGGCCGGGGGCTGCGGCCCACGCCGAAACCGGTCAACAAGCTAACGGGCGAGGAGGGCAAGCTGCCGTCCACGTCCAGCCCGGAGCTGCTGTACATGCACGCCTCCGACCCGTGGGTGCGGAAGCTGTGTATGGAGTACCGTAAAAGTGAGAAGCTTCTAACAACATACTTGACTAAGTTTCCACGTATCGCAGTTAACGAAAGGGGGGAGACGCTTGAAAGGGCGCTGTCGAATCTGCGGGGTGTCATGCCGGAGGAAGTATTGCACGAGGCAGCACGCAGGCTTGGGTCGCCGCAAGGTGAGCGGGTTGAGTCGCGGTGGCAACAACCAGAACTACCTATACACACGGTTGCCCGAGCACCCGCGGGCGGACAGCAAGGGATACGTGCCAGTACACACATGGGTTCTGGAGAAGAAACTAGGCCGCTTTCTTCGGCCGTACGAAGTGGCGCATCACTTGAACGCGGATGGAATGGACAACAGTCCGAACAACTTGCTGGTAGTGCCGAAATCAGTGAACCGCTGGTTGCCTCCGCTATCCATGAACTAGGGCAATTTCGAATCTTTGGAAGATTTAACCAAACAGGAACTGTAACTGGAAGGCTCAGCAGTAACGACCCTAATTTGCAGAACATGCCAGCTAGGGGTGAGCGAGGGAAAAAGGTTCGGCAGTTGTTTACTTTCTCTAACGACCACCGGCTAGTTATTGCAGATTATGACCAACTAGAGCTTCGTATCATGGCCAGCCTGTCGGGCGACCCCCGGCTGGTCGAGGTGTTCGTGAACGGGGACGACCCGCACGAGATGCTGGCGCACGCCATCTTCGGTGACGTGGACGTGCGAGCAATCGCACCCGGGGCCGCTGCCTCCTACCGTGACGCAGCGAAGAACCTGAACTACGCCATGGGTTACGGCGCAGGGCCTCGCAAAATCGCACAGACCCTGTCGCTGCTCGGGTTCCCGACCACGAAGGACGTGGCGGCCGGGTACCTGGCTGAGATGGAGCGGTTCTACCGGGTCCTGTTTCAGTACAACCAGCGGGTGAAGGACGAGGCCCGACGGAAGGGCAGCGTACGGACGCTGGGCGGGCGGCGGCGCCGCCTGCGGGGGCAGTTCAGGGACACGGCGAACTGGAAGGCGGTTGGTTACGGTGAGCGGCAGGCGGTCAACGCCATTATCCAGGGCACCGCAGCGGACATCATCCGTCGGGCGATGATTGACCTGGAAGAGTGGGGGCAGCTGCCAATGCTGGCCCAGGTCCATGACGAACTGGTGTTTGAGAGCTACGGGATGCCGTCGCAGACCACGCTCGACGTGGTGCAGACCGTCGGACAGACGGCGCACGGACTCAACCTCAGCGTGCCGCTCGTATTCGAGCCGCACGTGGGCAAGAGTTGGGCCGCAAAGAGCGGACCAGAGCTAAGCGAGCTGCTGCTCGCAGATACGGAGGAAGACTGATGGGCCACGACGAAACCCATATGGGTGTGGATGAGGCGCTAGCTCGGTCGAGTACGAGCTACGACCATGAGCCGTGGGATAAGACCGGGCACGCCGAGGGTCCTATCCACAAGATGGAGGTACGCCCAAGCGGGGCGCCGCATGCCCGGCTAGAGACCGAGATGGAGGAGCTGAAGCGACGGGTGGTTGAACTGGCCGAACAGCTTACCAAACTGCAGGCGCAGTACAAGCTGCACTACCACGTCATCCAGTCAGGACCGCAGAGTGGCTAACGAGCCGCTGCGGGGTTGCGGGTACCACCCTGACCGACTGCGCATGGGCGGTGGGGCTGCTTGAATGGCCCTGGTTGGGCCAGCGAAGGAGGGAACAGTGGCAAACCAGCCTTTGAGAGGCTGCCCGGTCTGCGGGACCAAAGTCGAAGACATCGCCATCGGGCTGCGTGACTTCCGATGGGTGGCCGAGGCGCTGCCCGGCCTCGAAGCACCGATGGATTTCGACTGCGTGTTGGAGAAGAACGGCCGCTTCCTGGTTCTAGAGCTGAAGCCCGAGAAGGTAGGCATGCCGCTCGGCCAGCGCATCACGCTCCGTGCAGCCGTGCGGCTGGGCATGGACGTGTGGGTGGTCTGGCAGGGTAAGGATGGGAAGCATGTTGAGGTGGGGCCGATGGACAAGTACGGTGCGGTTCCGTTCGTGCAGAAGATGACGGTCGCCCAGCTCCGAGGCAAGGTCGTGGAGTGGCGCCGACTAGCAGAGGAGGAGCGCTAATGGATACCGAGCAGACAGTCCTCGCACTGACCGAGGAGCAGGCAGAGTACGCCATGCACTTGACCGGCGAGAACTACTGGCAGTTCATCGAGGCGATTATACGTGAGCGCACCCAGCCGCAGTCCTGACTATCAGCGTGCGTACCGCCGCCGACCAGAGGTTATGGCTAGGAACCGTGAACATGAGCGACAGCGGCGTATGCGTGTGGCCTCATTGGCTGCAACATGGAAACTAGAACATGGCTGCGTCGATTGTGGGTACAATGAGTATCCAGAAGCGCTGGACTTTGACCATGGAGATGCCGTCAAGCAGTTTGGTATCGCCAATGGTGCTCGACAATCGCTTGATGCGTTTGTCGATGAGATGCTAAAGTGTGAGGTTGTTTGTGCTAACTGTCACCGAGTTAGAACACATAGAGGAGGGAAACATGGGAGCGGTAATCCACTGCCCGAGGTGCGGTTGTAGCATCCACCTGCAGAAGGGCGTGACCACCAAGTGCGGCGGCAAGCAGGGGTGTGGGTGGGAGAACGGCCGCCCACCGAAGCGATGAGTCTAGCAACCTGGCCCAACGGCTGGAAGGTGGTGGTCACGTGTCCGCACGACGTGCAGTTCAACGTGCCGCTGCGCATCTTCTATTCGCTCGACGTGCCGACCACCTTGAAGGGGTGCTCGGAGTGCGAGCTGGAGGATGCGAGGGCTCGGACGAAGACACCGACCAAGCGGCAGATTCGACGCGCGCTGAAGCGCATCGAGAAGCAGCTGGATAGGTGGTAGCATGCGGGAGACTAGGCGTCTACCGCTGAAGGACATGCCCGCCGCAGTAGCGGAGCCACTCCTGCTAGAGGCAGCGCTCCGGGCCGATGACGAGCGGGTCCTTGCGTCCGTGCAGGATGACGGCAGCTGGGTCCTGTGGTGGAGGGAGACCATCCCCGATGGAGAGTTCGTCCCCTTCCCGTGACGAGACAGACCATACCCCGTATTGGGACGGGACAGAGTGGTCCTGTCCCTGCGGGTTCCGGTCCACGAAGGACACGGAAGCGGTCGTTCACTACGATGTGGGTGTACAGATGCGCGCTACGATGGGCGTGTGGTACCAGACCACAGTCCCTGACGGCCAGCCAGACCGACCACAACCACGCAAGTTCAACACCAACGTGGGTGCCCGCCCTTGGTAGTGGAGGCCGGGAGAATCGAACTCCCGTGCCGAGTCGTGCTGACCCCGGTCGAAACCATTGGCCCCCGAGGCGGGGACTAGCCCCGCTTCTTTGCCTCGGCGAGGATGGCCTTCACCTCGGCGAGGGTGCTGACGCCCCGTAGCTTGGCCGGGTCCACCTTCGTGACCCGGACGGGACCGTTCTTGTGGTCGCTCACTTTCCCTCCCTTCGTAGGTAGCGGTCGAACACACGTTCGGCTGCTTCTCGCTCTAGCTCCAGGTCTCGGGACCTGGGCTGACGCATGAACTCCGGGTCGTCCTGCGCGATGAGGCGCACGAGTGCCCGCGTAGCCAGCTCCACCGCACGCTGTGCGCTGGACCGGTGCGGGTACTTGTGGTCCTCCCTGATTTCGCCATAGGTCTTGCGGTCGTTGATTAGCTCCCGCAGCACCTCGCCCTTGTGGGCGGGCAACATCGCGATGTATGGAGCGAAGAACGCCTCCAGTTTCTCGATGTACCCTCGCTCTTCTACGGTGCGCTGTTCCGCCCCTGCGATTTCTGCGTCGTCAGGCACGGACAGCCAGCTCCACACCTCTTCACGTCCTACCCGCAGTGCGCGGGCTCGCGGAGCTACGGTGCTTTCTCCTGTATCACTGCGTGGTCCCCAGTCCTCGGCGATATACTCCATGCCGTGGGTTCGGTACCACGTCTTGATGTCCTTGTCGTTCATCGGGTTCGCCTCCAGTGGTTGTGGATGGCGTTGACCACCGGCAGTACGATGACCACCAGTACCACGGCCCACTCCACTATCGCTTCACCTCCCTTTTCTCGATGGTCTCATTTGCGTGCCACATGGGAACCTGCCAACGTTTGATGCCCAGCTCGTCCGCGATGCCTAGCTCCACGATGTAGCGGTCAGTTAGTGCCGCCTCCCACTCGGCGCGCGCACGTTCCACCTTCTGTGGGCTGATACGCCCGCCTTTCCCAACACCTGTAGCCACGTCCCGGTAGTGAATGTACGCCGCCTTCTCGGCGTTATACACCCGCTCGTACTCAGTCCAGTCCCGGGTCGTCATCCGCAGGTCCCTCGCTACCCAGTGCCCACGGCCGCTCAGCCGTCGGCGTTGCGCCGTACAGCTGCTGAGTCAGCTTCATGAGGAACTGGGGGTGGACGCCGATTTCGAGGGGCACGTACTTGCACGTGTTGCCCTCCGGCGACTGGTCGTTCTGGTCCATCGCTCGCGCGATGCACTCATCGATGGCCGTGTTCACGGCTGCCTCCGTAATCTGCCCGTCGATGACACTGACGATGACGCCACCGTGTGAAGACTCGTGGTCCTCGTTGATGCACACCACGGCAAACGCGGAGAGGCTGCCGTTCGCACGCGCGATGAGCACACCAGCCGTCATCCGGCTGATGGCCTCTTCGACGTTGAACTTGAACCCCTGCATCTTACCTCCTCTCGTTCTCTGCGACCAGCCACGCCGTCAGCTGCTTGCCAACGACCGGCTGCTTGCCGAGCTGGTTCCGGGTCCCGCCGAGGCGGTCCATCATGCACAGCTTGCTCGGCTTGTAGCGGAACGGCTTGCCCGGTGGAGCGTAGCCCTCGTAAACCAACATGCGGTCACTGCCATGCCGGGTCACGAGACCGGTCGCAAAGACCGGGTGCATCCGCCCACACGTCGGGCACCTGTTGCTGATGTCGGCCATGTTTCCCCTCCTTACAGCCACGTGAACTCGGGGTCAACGCACAGGTCGGCATCATCGATGGCGTCGTAGAACGCGAGCCGTGCCCTCACGATGGCGTCATGCTGACTGTACGCGTAGAGCTGCGCCTTCACCGTGATGTTTCCGAAGAGTATCGGGTCGAACAACTTGGCGTCGTCCTCATCGACCTCCGCGCCATCGACCTCGTCCCCTGCTTCCAGCGGACGGAAGTCGTACTCCACCGTGGCCGTCAGGCCCCGGCTGAGCAGCTGTTCGTCGATGTAGCGCCAGTATGTCTGCACCTGACGTTCGCTGGTGTCCCCTCTCTGGAAGGTCCCCTCCAACGTAACGTCGTAGAGGTACTTGGGCATCTCGTTTCACCTCCTCCCATCTGTGCTCGGCCAGCCACTCGTAGAGTGGCGAGCATCCTGCACTGCTTGCCGACCCAGGTAGCTTAGCAGGGTCGGACGATGTTGACAACTTGGTCTCATCCATCATCCACGCTCCCATTCCATGAGACCTCCGCACCTAAGATGCGAGTACCGGTTTAGCGTCTTGCGGTAGCGCGGCGCTCTGTATCCGCACGTCTCACAGACCAGGTACCATGGTGCAGCGGGCTTGGCCACGTCCGCAGCGCTATAGCCTCGAAGTGGTCGCGCCCCGACCTCCAGACAGGCCCGCTTCCACTCCGGGCCATGGCAATGGCCCGGCGTCATCGCGTGCGCTATCTCGTGGAGGATGGTGTCACGCACCTCCGCCTCTCCGTTCACCAGTGTGAGCGGGGCAGATATCGTGATGGTCTCATCTGCGTACCGACACTGTCCGAACCGCCGCTTGCTGCGGTCGAACTTGAAGTGCCAGTGTCCTAGCCCATAGGTCTGGAACAACTCCTCGGCTAGGTCCTGGGCATCATTCAACTTCATCGTCCGTGACGGCGTCGCCCCAGTAGTCATCCGCCTCGTTGGCATTCATCTCATCCAACTTGGTCGGGTAACCGGGCGCCCACCATCCATCCCATTCATCGGGGAACATGGCGGCCTCCCGCTCATCCTCGATGTCGCCATCGCTGTAGGTCTCCATCAACTTTCACCTCCTCCTCACTTGCGTCCACACGATGGCCTGGAACTCTGCCACCGTGTGGGTGGTTTGCCCGGCCGCTTCACGTAACGCAGCCGAGATAACTTCATACTCCCGAGCAGTGGGCGAGTCCTTCCCTAACCCTGCTGCCCGGCACATCCACAAGTCTATCACACAGGCGTCCTCGTGTCCCATGATGGCGCGGTAGAACTCTCGCGTCTTGGGACCCTTCAGGACCTGAAGCGGCCTCTCCCCTTCACGGATGCGCACCGCGCGTTCCCGCGAGGTGGCGAAGCCGCCAAGCGGTTCCACCTTGGCCAAACACCGTTCGGCCATGGTGAGATTGCCCTTCCAGGTCATCCGCGGACTGAAGGCCGCGATGACTCCAGCTGCACAAGAAAGCGTGCAGTTAAATTCCCGCGCCAGCCGTCGTGCTTCATGACGTGACACGTAATACCAGTCTTTTCCTTCCTGTCCTGACGCACGGTAGTGCGTCAACAGGTTGGAAACCATGTCCTTTTGTTCCGGGGCCACCATGTTGTCACCTCCTTTCGGTCGAGGGGGCCTGTGCCTGACGGTGGTAGGCACAGACCCTCCCTGCCGAACGGGTCTTACCAGTCGCTCTTTGCCCTTCGGTCTTACGGGTGAAGAGTGCCGGGTCCCCAGCGCGTAGCACGAGGGCTACGCCAGCCCCTGAAACCTCGCACCTAGCTTAGTCCTCAGCGCCGTCGCGTTGAGCCGTCAGCCGGGAAGCTGGGGGGAACGAGGTCAAGTACCAGTAGCGGTTACCCAACTACCGACCCGGTCCCTTCACTTTCGGTGTGAAGTCTGCCCCGTACTGCGGCAGACCCCTCCGCACTAGGCCCACGTTGAACAACACGGACCCTGGCGGCGACGCCCAAAACGCGGCGAACGCCTCCGGCGTTGGGTTCCGCAACAACGGCACCAACGCTCGTCCTCCGAGCGACCGACACACAGGACATTCGTACGTTCCATGCCCCGGTTGCCCGAGTTCGTATTTCGCTGCCACCTCGTCCCGCAGCCGGTCATCCCGGCCGCAGCGGTAGCACGTGACCTCCGTCATGGCGGTCATGTTACCACCCCGCTCCGCAGCGGCACCCGTGGTTCAGCAGGTCCGCTGCATTCAGCTTGTTGTCCTCCTGACATGCATTGTGCGCCAGGTAGCACAGCCACTCTTCCGCCACATCGCGGTCGAAGCTCACATCGCTGTGGAGCCACGTCCGCAAGTGCCTACGCCTGTCCGTCCAGAACGCGAAGTCCTCGTTGTCGATGCACCACAGATGGCCGTCGTTCCCGAGGATAAGGTTCCCCGAGTGTCGGTCACTCTGGTACGTCAGGTGGTCGAAGAACAGGATTCCCTGTATCTCTTCCACCGGCACGTCCGGTTTCTTTTCCGGTCGTGACCCTTCGATGAACTCCCACACCACCAACTCGTGGCCGTTCACCTCGTGACCTTCGAACGCAGGCATCCGGACTGGCCGCCCTAGTTGCTCGTTCAGGTCCCACAACTTCTGTTCCCGTTTGAGCATTTCGGCCACCGGCTTGTGCCTTGCCCCTTGTCGTTTGATGAACACAGGGACCCGCTCACCGGTCTCGATGAGCGTTGCTTGGCCGTTGCCTTTGCGGCCGTAGTCGGCGTCAATCCCGCCTGATGCTACGTCTGACCACCTCATGTTTCACCTCCTTCGGCTAGGTAGTCAAGGCGTTGCACCGAAATGCAACACCTTCACCGCCTAGAGGTTGCGGAACACCTCGCGGATGACTTCCGAGATGAGCCCCGGAAGCTCCGTCTGAAGGTCCGCAATCGCCTGCTCGGCGTTGAATGCGAACAACTCCGGCCAGAGTTCTTCTTCCCAGGCACGACCGAGAGCCACGTACGTGTTACCGTCGCCCACGTCGAACCCGTACTCGCTCGCGCTGACATCCAGCTCCGCGAGCCCGCGCTCATAGCCGTTGAAGTACCCTTGCAGGTCCTTGGCGAACACTTGCCCAAGGATGCAGAAGGTACCATCGGCCATGTCGAGGTACCGCTGGTGCACGTTCTCCCGCCATCCGGGAACGTTGTCATCCAGCAACTTGGCACCCTTCGCAACTGCAACCCTTGCGGCTTGCAGCTGTTTGAAGTCAATCGTCATGTTTCACCTCCTTCCGATAGTCTAGGCGCGGCTCAGTGAGCCGCACCCACACTACTGGACCTTGGTGATGATGCCGTCGGCGTCCACCGTGACCGTGGCGTACCAGTCACGCTTGGAATACGCGTCCGGCCCAACGACCGTGTTCTCGCCCGGAGCTTTGAACTCCAGGCCGAACAGCGAGGTCTCGACGTACTGCAGCCGAGTCCCAACGGCCGCCTTCAAGTCCGTTTTGTGCTTGTACCCATACACTCCCATCATGAGGTGTTCACCCCCTTCGCTAAGCTCAGTCTAGCACCCTGGTCAAGGGCGTTAGCCCTAGGTCCAAGGTACTAGGTCAACCTAGTGTAGGTGGTCGTCTCCCTCTTCCATCACGGCTGGGAAGACCACGTCCATCGGGTCGTGGTCACCCGGTCCGTACTCGCACCACATGGACCCCACGGCCGATGCTCTGCCGCAGCCTCCGATGCAGTACCCTGCTTTCAGGTCGTCCATGTTCACCCCCCTTTCGAAGGCAAAGCGTCCCACGTGTTTTACGTGAAACACTCAACCTCAGCTAGAAGGTCACCCGTTCCGGGTCGTATGACCACGTAACGACCTTCGCGCCGTCCGCCGTGTAGAACACGGAGCGGAGCACCCCACCACGAAGCCAGCGGTCGCCCGCGGGCTCCAGGGGGTAAACCGGCGCTAGCTGGACGTACTGATTGACCAGCATTGCCGTCCCCTTTCTTCCACTGACACCATGCTACACCCGGCGTCAAGGGCATAAGCCCTAGGACCAAAGCCCTAGGGCAAATGTCAGTGACGCTCGATGATGCGTGCCTCATGCCTTACGTCGAATGCCGTGCCGTGCGCCACGTACAGGATAGCGGCCTCCAACGCGTCACCCGTTTTCGGGTGTGCGCCCGTATGGCCTAAGGCCAACGGACAGCGCCGCAACTCCTGCTTGTCGTGGTCGGCATGCAGGTAAGCACACTGCATATCGCCACCCCTTTCCTTTAGCGTAGTGCCTTCGCCACCGAACAGCGAGGGCACAGCAAAGGACCTAGGACTTTCGCCCTAGGTCCGATGCTCTACTCTGCTGCCAGCCAGTCCATCCGACCTAGGCCCATCGCCCTAGCCTCGTCGGACCCGAGGACCACGACTCCTGACCTAGGTCGTTCGTCGTCGCCCACAAGGACTCCAGTCTTACGTCGTTCAGCGCGAGCCTTGGCATCAGCCTTAGCCTGTTTGCGCGCCTCGGCGACATCGGCCCTAGTCGGGTTGGCAAGGTACCTAGTCCCATCGGGGCTAGTCACCCAGCATTCAGCGTAGGGTTGATGCACGTTCAGCGTGCGTTCGGGCATCTCGCGGTCTGTGCTTAGGTCTTCTGCCCTAAGCAGTTCGGCGTAGAACCGGAGGCGCTGCTCAAGCACTAGGTCCCTTGCGTCGAGGCTGCGAATGGCCTCCGCCCGTTTGATTAGGGCGAATGCCGTGTCATCCTCAGTTGCCATGGCGATTGCCACGGCTGCTCGGGTGTTTGGCTTAGTTCTCATGCCAGTCACCTCCGTCCAATGACGTAGGGCGTTTGGTGTCGCCTGTTTGGGGGACACGTCGCCTCGTCATGGTTCATCATAGCATGAGGCCCCTAATACGTTGTACCGCAAGCGTTCTCACGCTCAAACACGTGTTCGACCCCATATGCTTTGCACCACACCACGTCTCAAGGGCATTCGAACACATGTTCGCCCCTCTCCGGCCGCTATAGGTCCTAGGTCATAGGTCTACACATGGTCGCGCCCTGTGGCCTATTGACACAGCAATAGAACTAGGGCACAAGCCTTAAGCCACTCACAGCGGCCCGTGCATACGACCTAAGACCGGCGGGACCGGCCTCCACCCTATGGCCTAGGTCTTTCGGGTACAGTAGATTCCACCCACCTATCCCCACTTATTTTTTGAATGGCCATTCAAACTCATAACTGCAGGTCAGAGGCTGTTCGAGTCTTGTTCGGTGTACAGGGGGGTGTTAGAGTAGGAGGGGTTTTCAAAAGCAAAGGCCGTCTGAGGCGGCCGACGCGAAGCTGCTGAGGGCCGCTTTAGAACCGCCTCCACAAACTTTTTGCGAACAGCTATGTCTACTGGGAGGAAACGGTGACGCAGAATGGTGTTTGGGATGCTGAATCGGCCGCAGAGGCTGGTAGGCGTTCGGGTGAGGTCCGCAGGCGTAAATCCACTATGACGCCTGAAGAGCGAGCCCTAGAGAGCATCGGTGCCAAGCTAGGGTCCCTGACGAAGGAACTCCTAGAAGCAGCCCTCGGTGAGGGGGATTTTGAGGACCTGAAGCCGGAGACCCGCTTGACCGCCATCCTGCGAGCCATGGAGTGGAAGCTGGGGAAGGCCCCCACGGCCAAGCGCCAGGAGACCGAAACCCCGCCAGAGGTCCCCACAGCCGAGGGACTGTTCACCTAGCTAGCAGCAGGGGGAAGGCCCGGTGCCTGACGTAGACATCCAGGAGACCATCGGCCCTGAACCGCGTGTGGGTCCCGCGACCTCCAACCATCTAACGCGGGAGCTGCTGGACTGGCTGACCTCGACTCTCACCGCTGTTCTGACCACCCCCGAAGTCCAGCTCCACGCCCGCCAGAAGGCGGCCTTCGTGGACGCGCTGAAGCAAGCAGACAGGATGTGGCCCTATGCCATTGAAGAAGGGTAAGTCCAAGAAGACGCTGCGAGAGAACATCCGCGAGCTGGTACGTAGCGGTCGTCCGCAGAAGCAGGCTGTGGCAATCGCCTACAGCGTGCGCCGGAGGAAGAAGCGATGATTCAGCCAGGAGCAACCCGTGAGGAAGTTCGTACCCTCCGTCAAGAGCTACAGGAGGTAGCGGCTGCATACGGCGTCCCGCAACTGAAGGCGGATGTACAGGCCATCCAAGAACTGTCTTCGGAACTGAGTCAGGTACGGTGGACGGTACAAGACGCTGCCCGGATTCGGGAAGAGCTAACACGCATCCGTACCGAGCTGGAAGACCTGAAAACCAATGAGCGGCTAGCCCGCCAGTTGAGGAGGCTCTAATGGGCCTGAAAGAAGCAGGGGTAGCAGCAGGTCGAACAGAAGTAGACGTACCACGCCACAACATCAATGACCTGAAGAAGCGGGCCGCCAATGGGGACCGACTCACGCGCGAGGAGCTACAAGCTGTCGTGGAGAGTGAGCGACCCAGGAAGACCCAGGTCCGGCCGACAGGCCGAGTAACCCGTACCGGGACCGAGGTGAAGCCTGAGTCCAGCCGTCGGATGCATGCCGGTAAGTGGGCGGCGCGAAACAGTGGCTAAGGGTATCGAGCTAATCGAATTCTGGACGGTCGGCCGAACAGCGGCCGAGCACCTGGACCCGCAGGCAGAGAAGTTCCTCGCGGAGGAGGACGCCCTCCGCATCGTGCAGCCTGGGCAAACTGTTCAGCGGCATGGCGCTCAGAAGGACTACGTGCTGGGCGAGGAGAAGTACAGCGCCTACATCGGCGGGCTGGGGTCTGGTAAGACGTTCGCCGGACTGGCGCGGGGAATCCGGTTGAGTCTCCAGCCCAAGCCCAAGGGCGTGTACCACGCGCCGTACGGCGTCATCGCTGCATCATCGTACCCGGCGCTGAACGACATCATCATCCCGAAGCTGGAGGAAATCTGCGACATCACCGGGGTGGCGAACTTCAAGAAAGACTACCGTAGCGCCCAGGCCGTGCGCGAGCTGACCCTCGTGAACGGCGCCGTCATCCGACTCCGCTCGCTGGACAACCCGGCCTGGCAGCGAGGCCCGGAGTACGCGTGGTTCTTCATCGATGAGGGGCGCAACGTGCCGTTCGAGGCTTGGCGTGTCCTCACCGCCCGCCTCCGGCAGAAGGGCTACAAGCGGGCCGGATTCGTGGCTTCGACGCCCAACGGCTTCGACTGGATGTACGACGTGTTCCACCCGGACGCTGACCTGCACCAGAAGCAGTACCCCAAGGCCGTGTGGTACAACGCCGCCACGCTGGACAACCCTCACCTGGACGAGGACTACGCGGACAGCCTGGGCTACAGCGGCCGCTACTACAACCAGGAAATCCTGGGGCAGTTCGTCGGCATCGTGGAGGGCGGCGTGTTCCCCGAGTGGGACCCGGTGACGATGTGTACCCCGTTGGACTTCCGGCCGGAGCTGCCGCTCTACACGATGTGGGACTTCGGCATCGGAGACCCGGGCATCTGCGTTTTCGCCCAGGTCGAGTGGAAGCCGACGCAGCTCCGCGAGAAGGGGCCGGTCAAGATGTTCCCTCACCTCTACATCCTCGGCGCCATCGAGGCCAAGGACTGGACGGCCAGGGACTGGGCCAACGCCTATCACAACGAGCTGAAGACGACCTACAAGGGTGTGACCCCGCGCGGAAACTATGGAGACCCGGCGGGGCTGCAGCGGAATCCTAGCACCGGTACCTCTGTCATTCAAGACCTGAACAGCGCGGGGGTGCCGGTGTCCGCTGTACCGAAGCGGCCGCAGGACTTCGCCATCCGAATCCTCCAGAACATGATGGCGGGGGACCGGGTGCGCGTGAGCTACCATGGCGCGAAGCGCGTTAGCGACGCGTTCTCGTCGCACAAGTGGCACATCAAGGACGGGGTGCGCATCGGCGTTAACCCGGTCCATGACTGGACTTCGCACTACGTGGACGCGGTGCGCTACGGTGCCAGCGTCCTGCTGTCGTTCCACCCGCGCGAGGAGACCGACGAGGTGCGGGAGCTGTTCGAACCGAACCAGTGGGGCTACGTCTTCAAGCAGATGGACGAAGCCGACGTGGAGGAAGAGGGGTTCTTCACCGGCCCACGACGGAGGCCAACGTTCATCGCTCCGTCCATCCGAGGTAACTAATGGCTAAGAACTCAGTGTTCCGGGTTTACCGCGACGACGAGACGATGCTGAAGGTGTACAACCGACGGCTCGTCATCGCCGACCGCATCTTCAGCAAGGGCGAGAACCAGAAGAAGGCGTTTCTCGACCGGTACGGCAACGAGCTAGATGCTGACCAGGTCACCAGCCGTGGCCACCGCGCCAACGTGACCGGCGGCGTGGCCGTCATCGACACCATGTACGCGTCGATGGTGGCAGTGGACGTGGAGTTCATCCTCCGCAACGTCGGCCACGGTACGCGTGAGCAGGCGCTGGCCGCCGAGCGCGGACTGAACGCGGGGTGGAAGGACACCAAGGGCCAGCAGCGGGCGAAGAAGGCCATCAAGGACGCCGAGCTGGTGGACATCGGCTGGGTAAAGGTCTACTATGACTACGTGGAGGACACGGAGCTGCGGGACGTGCCGGAGGAGGCCATCGAGGCGCAGCTCATGGAGGCGGGCGTGACCCGCGACCAGCTGACCGACGAGATGCTGGCTGACCTCGCAGTCGAGGAGGTGCCCATCGTCCTGCGTGACCGCGTGTGCGTGGACTACGTGCCGTGGGACTGCGTGCGCGCGGACCCCAGCGCAAAGGAGACCGAGGACGTTCGCTGGGTGGCGCAGTACACGAAGCTGCCCATCGAGGAAGTCCGACACAACCCACAGTGGCGCAACTTCGTACTGGACCGCTACGGCGAGCAGAAGGGCAAGCGCCTCCTGGACGACCTGACCGGCGACACCACGGTTCTGACCGGCCTGGAGGGCAACTACGGAGACCTCGTGGGCCTGGCCAAGGATGAGCACGGCGACGACCAACGTGTGACGGTGGTCGAGCTGTGGGACTTCGAAACCGGCCTGGTGACCACGTTCCCGCACGGGCAGCACGACCTTATCCTGTACCAGCGTTTGAACCCGCTGATGTTCAACCTGGACCTAGAGGACCGCAACCCGTTCAAGCCCCTGGTACTGCGCAACGACCCGCGCAAGCTGGAGGGCATCGGCGACATGCGCCTCATCTGGTCCTCGCTAGAGGAGCTGGACGAGTACCGCACCATGCTCTCGACGTTCGTCGCCCGAACGGTGCCGAAGTTCATCGCAGCGGCCGGTGCAGTCACGGACAAGGGCAAGAAGGCCATGAAGTCACAGGTTATCGGCGACCTCATCGAGCTGAACGAGGGCTACACGCAGGACGCCGTGGGTACCTCGAAGTTCCCGCAGCTGCCGTCCGAGGTCTACCAGCTTCAGGAGCGCATCCAGTTCGAGCTGAAGGACGCGACCGGAGCCTCCGAGCCCATGCGCGGAGTATTCCCGTCTCGGCGCACGACGGCCACGGAGACGGAAATCGTCACGTCGGCTGGCGAGCAGCGGCAGGCTGAGCGGCGGGGCAGCCTGGAGCAGTGGTACCTAAGCATCGCCCGGACCATGCTACAGCTGATGCAGGTCTTCTACGACCGAGACCGGATGCTCCGCTACACGGACGACCTGGGCCAGGAATTCGTCTGGACCTGGAACAACGAGGACATCGCCATCGACGCGGACCTCGACATCGCCATCACGCCCCGGGAGAACCTGACGCGCTCGGAGCGCGTGCAGCGGGCCATGCAGTGGCTGAACCTCGTCCTCCCGATGCCTGAGACAGACCGCGGGGAGGCAATCCGGTGGGCTGGCCGGGAGATGGGCATGCGAGACGAGGACATCCGAGCCATGGTCAAGACCGACCAGGAGGTCCAGGCTGAGCAGCAGCAGGAGCAGCTGGCAGCCCAGCTGTCGGTCCGGCCGCAGCCGTTCGCCGACAGCCCGGCGGGCCTGAACATCGGTCAGGGCAAGGCGAAGTAAGTGTGGGACTCCCGCACCTTCGTGGTATGGTGTCTCATGGGGGTTATGGGGGCCGAGGCGTGCTGGAATCTCGCAGGAGTTGTCACCGTTCTACTGTTCATGGTAAGATAGGAGGTGAGGCCCTAGTGGAGCGTCCAGGCACGGCAGCTCCCGGCTTCGTATGACTACACCTCGCTGACCCTATCTGCGCAGGTCAGCGAGGTGGGGCACCCCAATCGGTGTACAACGGGGTGTTAGAGTAGAGGGCAGAAAAATCTGCCCTCCGCACATCAGGTACGCTTGGGAGCGTAGCGGTCTCCAAAACCGTCAGTAGAGGGTTCGAATCCTTCACCTGGTGCGAGTTTCGGAAGGCGGGGTAACGCCCGCACAGGCCCACTTCCGCTCCGGCGTCGCCCGCTCGCCGTTACCCGCGCGGGTTGATGGGGTGTAGGACAATGGTAGTCCGCCCGGCTGTTAACCGGTGAATGGGGGTTCGACTCCTCCCGTCCCAGCGCTTTGTTCGACTAATGGTAGGTCACCAGGCCCTCAACCTGGAAGCAGGGGTTCGAATCCCCTACAGAGTACGTGGGTGTAGCGTAGTGGCAACGTGTCCGGTTCGGAGCCGGAGGTCGCAGGTTCGATTCCTGCCATCCGCACGCCTGGTTGGTGTAATTGGCAACACGGGTGGTTGTGTCCCACCAGTTCCCGGTTCGAGCCCGGGGCTCAGGAACTTTGCGTCGTTAGTGTTAACGGCAACATGCCTGGCTTCCAACCAGGCGCTGCGAGTTCGAATCTCGCACGGCGCACGCTCCCTTCGCCAAGCGGCTAAGGCACTTGGTTTACACCCAAGCATCGTAGGTTCGAGTCCTACAGGGAGTACGGGGGATTAGTGCTAACGGTAGCACGCCTGGCCTGCAACCAGGAAGTGCGGGTTCGACTCCTGTATTCTCCACGGTAGCGTATGCATCCGGTGAGGCAGCCTGGTTGTCAACCAGGTGAGGTGGGTTCAACTCCCATCGTTACCGCGCGCTGTTAGCTCAGTTTGGACAGAGCACGTGGCTTCGAACCACGGTGTCAGGGGTTCAAATCCTCTACAGCGTACGTGGGGAAGGTCCTGAACCCGTAAGGGCGGACGGGCATACCTTTGAGCCTAGCAGCTTCCCCAACATGGTAGGCCCGCCAGTTGGCGTGGCAGCTCCCCCGCTAAGGGAGTAAGGGTAACACCGATGGTGGTTCGACTCCACCGCCTACCGCGCGAGGTCAGTTCAACGTAGCGGACTCGGCACCCGCTGCTGCAGAGCGCTGAAATGCCTTGCTGGCTGCCCGGGTCGCCGGGGTGACAAACAGGCGACATATGTGGTTTGAGTCAGTCGGTACGACGCGACGTTGCCAACGTCGAGGGGCGGGTTCGATTCCCGCAAGCCGCACAACAGGTCAGTGCGAGTGACCGGTCTGAGGTCGCTTGGTAGCGACGACCACCAGTGGTACCCGGTGGCGCCGTGCGACGGGGAACAGCTACCACACGGAAGGTCCAGCCGATAGAAGGCGTCGGCCGCTGTCCCGAAAACAGTTGGCTCGCAAGGGCGTGGGAGTTCGACCCTCTCACCTTCCGCTTACCTGCAAGCGGCGCTCCTAAGAGGTCTGCAGGCATAGGGCGTTGGCTACGGGGTAGGGTAACGGGTTCACGGCTTGGTGCTTGTGGGCCGCTTGTTTCGGTGGTTTCATCGCCACCTTAGCTGGCGTCTCCCTCGCGATGACCTTGTACGGTTCCTGGCGATGGAGGTCTTCCGGTTTGTGAACCTCGGCCGGTCCTCCTTTTGGGGATGCAGGTCAGCCATGCGAGTGGTGTGGTTTTCTCTCCGGCGCCTCCGTCGTCACCCGATTTGCCTCTCAGGTGTTACGGCTGCATGCCAGGCTCTTAACCTGTGTGGTGAGGGTTCAAATCCCTCGGGGGGCACGCTTCGCTAGCGTAATGGTAGCGCATCCGGCTTTTAACCGGGGTGGTGTGGGTTCGAGTCCTACGCGGAGCACATGTCTGCAGAGACTCGGAAAGAGTCGCGCAAGGCGACAGACGCCAGGCGACTCTTGCGAAAACGGGACATCGTCAGGGCCGCTAAGGACGTACCATGTGTGGATTGCGGGGTCAAGTACCCGTACTACGTAATGGATTTCGACCACAGAGACCCGAACGAGAAGAAGTTTGCTATCGGCCGGATGGAGTCATTCGGCATCGCCGCTCTCCTTGAAGAGATGGAGAAATGCGATGTCGTGTGTGCTAACTGCCACCGAGAGCGAACGCAAAAGAGCCGGGCTGGTGTCAATGGGAGCATGCCTGTTTCGTAATCAGGCGGTCAGGGTTCGAGTCCTTGGGTCGGCGCTTCATCCGCTGCAAGTTGGAACGCGTCGAGTCCCCTAAACTCAGCGCACGAGGTTCGATTCCTCGGTGGCGGACTTGGATGGCTCGTACGGGACGCCTATTACCAGAGCTAGCTGCCGCTTCGGAAGCGGACATCCGGGCGCCGGGCGCAGTAGTCGAGTGGAACAGACAGGGAGCTGCAACCTCCCTCACTCGGGTTCGAATCCCGACAGCGCCTCTCTAGGGTACACTAATGGCAGGTGACGTGGCTCTGAACCACGTGGTGGAGGTTCGACCCCTTCCCCTAGAACTGCGGTGTAGTCCAGCCTGGTCTACGACGCCGGTCTCATAAGCCGGAGACACGGGTTCGAATCCCGTCACCGTTACGGGATTCGTGTTGTAGACGGTTCTGCAACTCGGCTGATATCCGAGCGTACTAGGTTCGACTCCTAGGGGTCCCACGTGAGTGTTCATCCTCGTGATACACGACGAGCAGCACTGAACCGGCGGCTCATTGGGTACCTCAAAGCTGAGCGCGGGTGCGCAGATTGCGGATACAACCTACACCCCGCCGCTCTAGAGTTTGACCACCGTGACCCAAGTACCAAACTGCGAACAGTGGCGTCACTGATGTACAGCAGCTGGCGCGAAATCCTCGCAGAGATTGCTAAGTGCGATGTAGTGTGCAGTAACTGCCACTCCATTCGAACTTACAGGATGGCCCTCTAGCCCAACTGGTAGAGGCACGCGCCTCAGAAGCGCGGTGATGTCAGTTCGAATCTGACGGGGGCTACGCAAGTGCTGGGGCTGGGACCCCGCGCGGTCTGTAAAACCGTTGTCATTCGGCTAGGCTGGTTCGATTCCAGACGCTTGCACGTAACCCCGATGCCCGTCCCGCCAAGAGGGACGCGGCGGATGGGGTTTCTTTGCGTTTCTAGCTCAGTTGGTAGAGCGCCGGTCTGAAGCGCCGGATATGCAGGTTCGACCCCTGCGGGACGCACGAGTACCGAGGCCCGTTACAGCATACGCCGAGGACAGGGTACAGACTCAGGGAGGCACGATGAGTGTCAAGGATGACGACCTCTTCGCAGAGGTCTCAGATGCAGTAGGTTCGGTGAAGTTGGGGCCAGACCCCAAAGACATCGACCCGGAAGCTCCGGTCGCCGTCATCGACGTGACCGAGGAGAAGCCAGCGGCTCCTGTAGCTGGCGAGGAAGAGCCCAGTAAGGGAGAGCCCGCCGAGGCAGACGCGGACTCCGCCGAGACCGACGACATGTCGGCACAGCGCGAGGAGTACCAGCGTCTCACGGGGGTATCCCTGGACGGCGTTCCTGATGACCTGGCACAGGGAATCCTGGACCAGTTCAAGCAGCAGGAAGGCTACATCCAGAAACTCCAGGCGCGCCTCTCGGCAGAGCCCGAGAAGCCCGCAGCTCCTGAGCCGGAAGAGGGAGACATCTCGGTCGAGGACATCTCGGACGAGGACCTTCTGAAAGCGGCCGGTTACGACCCCGAGGACTTCGAAGTCCAGAACATGGCTCGATTCATCCTCCCGGGTCTACGCCGAGAGCTAGCGTTGGAGGACAAGGTGGAAGCGCTTAGCCGCGAGTCCGCCGTTTCTCAGACGCAGGCCCGATGGAACGGGTCGCTGGACAAGCTGGAGGGCGAGTACGGCAAGCTGCCGTTCACCCGAGAGCAGGTCCTACGATACGCCATCGAGGAGCAGATTGCGGACCCGGAGGTTGTCTACTTCCGCCTCACCGCTCCGGTGAGGAAGGAAGCAGAGGCCCTGGTCGCAGACGCCCGCCGGGCAGCTGCGAAGCGCATCGAGTCTGGTGGCTTGAAGCCCCGCAGTGTAGACGCCGGACCCCCGGTCGTGACCGAGGAGATGACCCTACACGAGGCCGTCGAGGCAGCCGCGAAGGCAGCCGCGAAGGAAAGCGGGAAGTCCTGGAAGGACATCTTCAAGGGCCGTGACTCGTAAGCCTGGATACTGAGCTAATCCCCGCGAGAGCGGGAGACGGAGAAGAACGAGATGGCATCCATTTACGCCGATAACTTCGACGTTCTGGTGACCACCACGCTCGATAAGGTCCGGGCAAAGCTGACGGACCAGATTTCGACGGAGAACGTTCTGCTCGCATGGCTTCAGTCCAAGGCTCGTGTAACGCTCGACGGCGGTACCGTCATCCGACGGCCGCTGCTGTTCGCGTTCAACGACACGGTGGGTTCGTACAGCGGTTACGACCTCATCGACGTGACGCCCCAGGAGGGCATCGGTTGGGCTGAGTACCCGTGGAAGCAGCACGCAGGCTCGGTCGTTATCTCGGGCGAGGAGGTCGAGAAGAACGACGGTGAGGCACAGCTCATCAACCTGCTTCAGGCTAAGATTGACCAGCTGAAGCTGTCGGTGGCTGACGACCTCAACGCCATGCTGTTCGCTGATGGCACGGGCAACTCCAACAAGGACATGCTCGGCCTGAAGGCCATCGTTGACTCCACCGGCACGGTCGGTGAAATCAACCAGTCCACCTACTCGTGGTGGGCATCGGTAGAGGATTCGTCCATCGACCTCACGGTCCTGGACGGCGTGCGCGAGTTCGGTACCATCTACAACTCGCTGCGCATCAACCGGTCGAAGACCGACATCATCCTCACCACGCAGGCCGCGTACGAGGCGTACGAGGAGCTGGCGCTCCCGTCGCTGCGGTTCAACGACCTGCGGATGGCTGACCTCGGATTCGAGGGCATCCAGTTCAAGGGAGCAGAAATCGCGTTCGACCCCGACGTGGACTCGGGCTACGCGTACTTCCTGAACTCGGACCACCTGGAGTTCGTGCAGAAGCGAGGGCGTTGGCTAGAGATGACCGACTTCGTGCGTCCGTACAACCAGGACGCCAAGGTCGCCCTCATCCTGTCGATGGGTAACCTGGTGACCGACATGCGCCGAGCGCATGCCAAGGTCACGGGTCTCGTAACCTCGTAAGTAGCTTCGGGGGCCAGGGTCGCCTGTCGGCTCTGGCCCTCGTTGCACGTTGGGAGGCATTACGTGATTGACGAGAGTACCCTCACAGCAGCAGAGAAGGAACTCATCGCGCAGTTCCGTGCGCAGATGGGCGGAGCAGCTGAGCTGGCGGGTGAGCCCGACGGCGAGGTGAAGCCGGTTTCGGTAGTGAACGAGTCGCTGGGGCAGACGCCCCGAGGCGAGAAGATTCAGTTCCGAGGCGGCAAGCCAGGCTGGAAGCCCGAGCCCGCACTACGCGGGTTCGCACGGTTCGAGAAGCGCATGAACAACCAGAACGAGGCCCGAGCGGCCGCTAAGGCACGAGCGGAGAAGGGCCGTAACACGACCCTCGCACTCGTTCAGGGGTTCAAGGACAAGCTCGGCAAGATGAACGTGGCCCAGTCGGTGGCGTTCATCCAGGAGCTGTCCGAGCATGACCGCGAGCGCGCAGTCCTCGCAGAGGAGCTGGGCGGGAAGCGGAAGACGGTTCTCGACGCAGTGGGCAAGGTCTCGGAGGCAGTGCGTGCCGAGTACGCCGCGCAGGTTGAGGAGCTGTCAGGCATCTTGAAAGACGACTAACGGGGGCAGAGCCCTTACCCCGTCATTGAAGGGCACAGGCAGACCAGCGCCTATAGCTGGCAAAGGTGAGCACAATGGCAATCAAGAAGCGAAGCTTCAGCGTTACGACCGCTGGTGATGGTACCGGCGAGGTCGATTTCAGCGCAGGCGCAAAGTACGTACGCGTGCTTCAGTTCGTCATCGATGACAGCGCTTCGACCGAAGCAGCGGTAGTCTTCACGCTGGAAGACGCGCGAGGTCGTGTCATCATGGTGACCGATGCCCTCGACGTTTCGGAGGGACCGTTCTACAAGCAGCCGACCACGGACACGTCGGATGACTCCGACGACAACGAGGCTACGGCTGGATATGGCGTACCGGCACAGGGGCCGTTTACGGTTTCGGTGGCTTCCGGTGGTGCAAGCCTGACCTACACGGGGTACGTCCTGGCAGAGGTGAACTAACATGGCTGCTATCACGGTAACGGACCTAACGACGGCTGCCGTGGTTGCTGACGCAGGACGCCCGACCGATACGGTCAAGAAGTCTCTGCGCGGAGCAGCCGGGGGTGTTTACATCGGCCCGGTC